GAAGATATGAATATTTTTGATCAAATAAAATTAGCAAAAGAATCAAAAAGAATTATTATTTTGAATGGTTCGTCTGCTGCTAATTGCGTATTATCAAATCCAGGAACAGAAGTTATTGCTTTTAATAATGGCGCTGAAATTGTAGGGGTTTACGAAAATGCATGTAAAATGTATAATATAGATTATAAATTAATAGAGATGCCAAATAACGATGCATTATGGATTATTGATTATTTAAAACAAAATAATTTAAACAAGCCTTTGTAGCTCAGAGGACAGAGCAGGACTCTTCTAAGGTCTTGGTCGCAGGTTCGACTCCTGCCAAGGGCGCATTTGGGGATTAGCTCAGCAGGCAGAGCGGGAAGCTGTTAACTTCTAGGTCATAGGTTCGAATCCTATATCCCCAGCAAGTATTAGGGCATAAAATAGCCAGGGTGTGGTATTAAGCAATCCATATATGCATACCGTGTACCAGAAGTAACCTCAAGTGTTTCATGCTCATATTCTCTATCAACTTTAAAAATCAATAAATCATTTTCTTCTGGCTTATACTTAAAATTAATTTTTGGAAAGTTAATCTCTCCGCCTTCAAAATCTCCAATATATAAACCTATTTTATAATAAGCTATTGGATCATCGTTAATATAAAAAGAAGAATTGTTATTTATTTCAGCAAATTGTCCAGTTTTTAATCTTACAAAATTAGCATGTTGATACATCCAATACTCTGGAGCAAAATAGTTAAATATTGGATCATGAAATTGATTATCTATAACATCAAGGCTGCACTTATCTCCCCAAAATGTACCTTCAATGTCGCCTATTTCATAGTTTCCATGTCTATGCCAATCGTTTTCTTGAAAACTATTTAGTTTATCTTTATATGTTGTTAATAATTCTGGATCCAAATAATTTTTAATTAAATAAATTTCGTCAAACAGCTTAACTGTTTTAGGATCAGATTTAAATCTAGGCTCAGTTACGAGCATCATCGGCAGTCCAAAGGTCTCCGAGTAGCCATCTTCCTATAGACTCTTCAGATCTGTCAGTTACATACTTAAAGTATTTGTCGCTTTTATAATTATAAAAGGTTCCTGGCGCCATGTCATATTTTGTTGCAAAACAAGAGAATGCGTACCTTACGCCTTTAGTTACAGGTTTAGTTGCATGAAAATATGGAGCTTCTGCTCCGTGAATAACCACGTCTCCAGGTTCTGGCTTATATACTAATTCTCCAGGCATGCATTCAATATCACCATTAGGCTTTAATGTGCCATCTGCTAAAAATGCTGGATAAAAAACTTCTCCGCCTTCAAATTCAGATAGGTAGGTTACTACTCCGTAATCAATAAGACTACATGTTCCGTATGTATCTTCTTGAGTTAACTCATGAGCCTTGTCTTTTCCAGGATTGTCTGCATGTAAAAACATTCCTTCGTGACCAACTCTAGATGTAATTACTTGTGATTGAGGATTAATTACATAATCTGGGTAGAGCAATTCTGAAACATGCTCCCATAGATCTATAATTCCAGGCACTGGCGGACTCATTTTATCGTCATACCAAGGAATTGCATTGCCCTCTTCTTTAAAAGATTCTGGGTTAAATGTGTCTAATATTTTAACAAATCTATCGCACATTTCACGAGGAACATACCCTTTAAATACGTATATACCTTCGGTTAATTTAGTGCATTCTGGCTTATCATAGAACATATATGTATTATATCACAGCTAAAATTCGACCCTTCCTACAATATAAATAAAATGCTATAATATATAAATGAGTATAGAAAACCATAAATGGGTTCGCCTACCTAGCGGGGAATTAAACGAGGCCTATCTTGACCATAACACACACAAAGGTCCTTTTTGTGTAAACTGTTCTAAATTTTTCTGTTTACAATGTGAAAAAGACTTAGGGTTAAATAGTGGTGGATCTGCATCTGATGGATCTGTAGATTACTATTTACCTAAGTGTGAAGCAAATCTTGATAATGAGGTAGAAGCGTGGTCTCCAATTGGTGGAGAACTAGCAGTTTCATTAATAGAAAGAAAAGTACATGCCTAATCCAGTATACGTTAAAAACGATATTTTGTTGATAGAAGATTTTTTAACACCAGAAGAAACACAAAAACTTTTTGAGTTTGCAAGCAACCCCGAAGCAGACTGGTCGTACCAATATGATTATGATATTGCAGAACAAGCTTCTCAAGGCGGTAAGTTTAAAGAAGGTGATCCAGAGTTTGATGAAGTAGTTGCAAAGAAAAACCCATTTTGGTCAGACAAGATGCTTGCAATAAAGTTTCCAGCACTACAAACAGAATTAACAAAAAGAACATTAGCAGTTTTTGATGATAAATATAGAATTAATCAGATTGCAAGAATCCAAAGACAGTACCCTGGATCAGAACTAAAGCAACACCACGATCAGGGCTATGATTTAACTTTACAAAGAGCTGTCATTATTTATTTAAACGATAACTATGAAGGCGGAGAAATTTATTTTACACAACATGATGTTAGGTTAAAACCAAAGGCTGGGTCACTAATAACTTTCCCAGGCACAGACGATTACTTGCATGGAGTTGCAACAGTTCAGCCAGGTGAAACAAGGTACGTTATAAGCACCTTTGCTTTCAATAAATAGGGGGAGATTAAAATTTTAAAAGTATCAATAATTGGATGCGGTTTTGTAGGAGCCAGACTTGTAGAAGAAATAAACTCTGAAAGAGAAGAAAGTTTTCTACTGGCAAGAGAAGAGCACGGAGCTAAGATTGTTTTAAACACCGTTTTAGTTAAAAATGTTGCAAAGTATTCTGATAACACACCAGCTAACTACACATCTAATCTTAATGATTTATTGTCTGATGACTCAAACCTTGTAATAGATGCTAGCAATAATTCAACATCTGAGTGGGCTAGAGGAACATTAACTGAGCTAGCTAAAGCTGGAAAGTCTGTAATAATTCTAAACAAACCTTTGCTTGTTGATAATGTAAATCTTTTTGGTGAGTTAGAAAAAACTTACGGCGTAAAATTTTTAATTGGTGCTTGCATTTCAAAAAACTCTCCAATTAACGTAAGCCCACTTAATTATTTATTTAATGGCACTGAACGATTTGAACAGCGTGGGCACTCCTCAGATGAAGTATGCCGAGCAATTTTTGAAGAAGTTCTATATTTTTATAATAAGTAAAATATGATATAATTGTTACAGGACGCCCAATAGGGGTCCTAATTAACTTATTCGCTTGAAAGGGGAATAAAATGGTAACACAATTCGCAATGGATCTATTCAATGATCCTTTTTTTATTGGCTTTAACAGAGACCTAGCCCGTCTAAATAGTGCACACAAAATCAACTCTCAATCATATCCTCCGTATGATCTTCTTAAATTAGATGAAGATACATACAGACTGTCTCTTGCTATTGCAGGGTTTACCAAGGAAGATATTAGTGTTTCAGTAGACAACGGAACACTTATTATTAAGGGTGAAATTGTAGAAGTTGCAGATGCAGAAATTGTTCACAAAGGTATCGCTAGCAGAAAGTTTGTCAGATCGTTTGCTTTAGGCGAATACATGGAAGTATCTGGTGCAGAGCTAAAGGACGGCATGCTACACATTAGTGTGGATCGTATTGTTCCAGAAGAAAAAAAGCCTAAAACAATTAAAATCAAGTAAGGTATAATAGAAGTCTGCACCCCGTCACTGGGGAGTCGCAGACTATTCGGGTCGCTACCCGAAGGATGGACCTGAGCACGTCCCGAAACTGCTCATTAAAATTTAAGGAGAGTTATGTTTGAATACAGAGTTAAGCAGGTAACAAGGATAGTGGACGGAGATACTATTGATGTTGATATTGATCTTGGATTCAGCATTTCATATTCTCAAAGACTTAGACTAGCTGGCATCGACACACCAGAGTCTAGAACAACAGATAAACTTGAAAAAACATTAGGCTTAGAATCAAAAGAGTATCTTAAATCTAAGTTAAAGGATGTTAAAGACATTGTTGTAAAAACAGAAAAGCCAGACAGCTCTGAGAAGTATGGTCGTATTCTAGGCTGGGTGTACCTTGATGGAAACACTAAGTCTGTTAACGAACAAATGATTGAAGATGGTTATGCGTGGGGATACATGGGAGAAACTAAGGTCAAAGATTTTGTTGCCTTAGCAGAGAAGAGAAAAAAGAGCGGTAAGTAATGCCAGTATATGAATACAAATGTGAGTGCTCACCAGAAAAGATTGTTTCTAAAGAAAGATCAATTTCTTCAGTAGAACCAAAATACTTATGTTCAAGTTGTGGCCAAAGATTACAAAGACATTTCACACCGTTTGGTATACAGTTTAAGGGTAATGGCTTTTATAAAACAGATAATATTAAATAACAACATGGTATAATTAACTAAGTAAGCAAAGATATTGCATTACTTAGGAGATACCTAGTTGACTAGAAAGTTAAAGTATTTTTTAACCAGCCTTTTTATAATCGGCTGGCTTTTCCTTTTTAGTCCTAATTTTGCTAATGCTAATGAGCCACCAGCCCCCTCAGAGCAAGTTGTTGTAAGCCCAGCACAACAAGCGGTTAATACAGCAATTGCAACAGCAACTACAGAAGTTGCACAAGCTGCAGCAGCATCAGATACAGCAACAGTAACCATAGCCACTGCAGTTGAATCAGTAACAGCGTCTAACGCTGCCGTAGCAGCAGCAACTACGGCGGTGGCAGTAGCAACTACGGCGGTAGCAGAAGTATCAAATGTATCTTCAGCAGTAGAAACTGCAACAACAGTTGTTCAAACAATTACTTCAACGGTAACAGCAGTTACACAGGCTGTAGCCGCAATACCAGCAACAGCCACAACCCAAACACCAGAGGTTGTAGCGGCACAAGCAGTAATAACGCAAGCCGTTACTACTGTAGATTCTGCAGTAGCCA